GGACCATTACCACTGGCTTTAGGGGCCGCATTGCGGTTGTTAATGTCAATGCCACCAATCTTTTCTCCACACTTTTCACTAACGGCCTTACCAGGCTTACTGGCGTGTATGGAGTTAGGTTTAAACTGTGCTTTAAGCTGCAGGTTGCCTCTACTCCGTTTCATCAGGGCTTGCTGTCACTTAGTTGGCAGTATGGTTCGCTTTCCACCAGTACCACTGTATTCCAGCGTGGTTCTCGCGCTGAGACAGCTACCAATATTCCTCACGTCAGGTTGGATTTGTCTGAGCTCACAATGGCAGAAATAAACATCCCATTCCTTAACATTTTGGAATTCATGGCCTTGGATCAAACCGAGGATTATGGAAACCTTTCAGTTGTGGCTTTGTCTGCAGTACCTTCTGTAGCGGCCCTTGCATCTCCGACCTTTGAGCTTTATTGCCATTTGGATGACTTGGAGCTTGTCGGCGTTGAGCCGGCGGCCACAACACTTGTGACAGTGAACTCCGGAAGACTTGTCAAGATGGAGAAGGAGGTGGAGGAGGACGCTAGGCCCCTCAGCAGTGCCGCAGCTGCTCAGTCACGGGCGCTGCGTTTTATAGCACGCGGCGTTCCTATGCTTTCCTCTGTAGCCAATTCGGCTGCTTGGTTCGTTGACGGTTTAGGCGGCGCGCTTAAGGCGTGGGGCTGGTCCAAGCCTGCTGTTTTGGATCCAGTCACCCGTGTTGCGCGGTTCTGCAATGTTGCTGAGTTTAACGTGGATGCGCCGTCAGCCACGCAGGTCTTAGCGCCTATGTCCAACAATCATTTGGTCGTGTCGCCGTCCTTTGCTGGTACGGACGTGGACGAGATGGCTTTGGCATACGTGCTGGGCTGTTATTCTCAAATAAACCAGCCAAATTTTGGAACAGCACTGATTCACGGCAATGTCATCTGGGGCATGAAAGTGTCCCCGTCGAACATGTGGTTTCGAATTCCAGCAGCAGGTTTCCCCTACGGGAACATCAACCCACCTGCCACTATCGATGTCACCAACAATTCTTTCCAGCCTTCGCACCAGTTTTTCTGGGCCCAAATGTTTCGTCAGTGGCGTGGCGGTTTTCGTTTCAGGTTCACCTTTGTCAAGACAAAGATGCACGGTGGGCGTGTGCTTGTCGCATACAACCCAACTTTGAACTACAATATCGACACGCCAGTGGCCGGGACTAATTCTGTGGCCGGTCCTGAGACCAATGCAGGCTTGATTCAGCCTTTTGGCTACACAAAGATCTTTGATCTGCGTGATGGCAATTTGTTGGAGTTTGACGTTCCGTACACTTCATCTTTCCCGTATCTGCCTTTTGGCAGCTCTATGGGTGACATCACCATGACAGTTTTGGATCCGTTGCAGGCACCAAATATGGTTGCCCAGTCTGTAAATATTGTGGTGGAGGTTTCTTGTTTGCCAGGATTTGAGCTCGCCATTCCTTGCGGCTTGCAGTATCCCCCCCACCCGCTGGGCACACCTTTGGCCCAGTCGGGGAGGATGGTAGCCACTACGCCTGACCACACCATAGGCGATCGTGCTGCTGAGACTTGCGTTGGCGAGAAAATAAATAGCGTCAAGCAGCTTATTATGCTGCCTGGCGTTTCAGGGTTCTCTTTGCCTCTTACCGCTGTGGACTACTCGTACACAGCGTTGCCTTGGTTCCAGTTCCAGAATCCTTCTTCAACTTCACCTTTGCCGACCAATACCAGCTTCTTTTCACAGTTGTGGTATGGTCCGGCAGCTGGGACGTGCTACCTGTATGCTAAAGGTAGCACTGACTATCATGTGTACCATTTTGGTCATGCTCGCACTGAGCTGCGCGCCAGATGGCGCCGCGGCAATGCCGGCAATCCTTCGCCGGCAGTTCTTACTCAAGCTGCTACCTTTAAGGCATGCAGTACCACACCTTATGCGCCGCAGGCCTTAGATTCGTACACTCACGTTAGGTTTCCTGCTTATCAGGCTACCGAGCGCGTTTACACCAGCCTTTTTGCTACTACTGTTTTTGACGGTAAGCTTGGCGGTACAAATGTCAATCCAACTCTCACTCAGGCTTCTTACCTGGCTATAGGCCAGATAATGTTCAACAATTCTTCTGGGGTTCCTATTTTTGGCCAGATACTTCGGTCGGCCGGAGACGACGCGGCGCTGGGCCATTATATGGGTCCCACGCCACTTGCTGTTGTCCAAAGTACGAATACAACAGCAGTTGATGGAAACTTGGCTGAGTGAGTTTTTGTTGGTTTGGTGTGCATGCATGGCGGCTTTAGCTGCTTTGTATAGTATGCTTCGGGACTTGATCCCACAAGTTTATGAGTTTGCCACTCTGCCTTCTTGACAAGAAAAGGCTAGACGGTGTATCCTCAGTACATTCGGGGCATTTGCCGGTGTAGGACCAATGACGAAACCGGACTTCCTATTCTTTGTACTATCTTAG